ACAATTAGGCAAGTAAGCCCGAGCAAACCTTTATATCTTAAAGACATTAAGAACGCCACTCTCCCTTCCCCCCTGAATGTTATTACGATACCAAACCTTTGTCTCCCAAACCTTTGTATCCTAACATTGGAGTATAATAAGTATATGGGACATCATTGGGATTCATACTTTAGGTTTAACCCTAGAGATGCAAAGGCAGCAGAAGATAAGGTTTGGAATACCTTTGTTGTTGTTACCCATATGATTGGTTTGACATCTTTTAAATTTACCCCGACTTATTACGATCCCCGCAAAAAATCGGGCGGGCCCAAGAAAAACGTAGCATAATAACCCTATTATAAATAACAAACCTTTTCTCCTGGTTTTCTTATTTTTTTAAAACATTTGATTATCTTTTGATTCTTTTTCTTTATTTTTTTTAATTTTTTCTATTGACAAACCATCACATCTGGTATATAATATGCCCTGATATGGGGGATATAAAGGTTTGGCAGGACACAAGGATATGAAGGTTTGTTAGGTGTGAAGGTTTGTATGTGTATTTTTTTGGGCAGACATTACGATCCCGCCATAAAATCTCGCCCCCTTACCCATAGCCCTCCACAATACTCCACTTTAACCCTATCTAGTTATATAATCAGTAACATATATTTTCTACCAAACCACCACATCTAGTACCCTTTACACTAGATATAGACAACATTTTTTGGTGTATAATAGTATTAAGTATGTCTCAGGAAGAAGAAATTGCTAGAATTATTACTCCTCATTTGATGGGTAAGCATAAGAAAGATAAGGCTTTGGAGTTAGCCAAAGAGATCATTGATTATTTGAATAAGTCTATACCAAACCCTAATTCTTAATTTTTGCAGGGTATACCAAACCTCGTATGTGGGATATAGGGTGTATAATGGATATAGATTTGGGTTCGTCTAATGGTCGGACATCTGTCCCCGAAACAGACAATACAGGTTCGAATCCTTTACCCAAAACAAAGGTTTGTTACTATAAGGGTTTGTTATACTAGGGGTTGTGGAGTATCTTTTGATATACCCCGCTTTATTCCCCAAAAATATAGATCACGAGTAGGACGATAATACTCAAAATAAACACCATAAAAACTAAGTTTATCAACCAATGGTCTGAAGTGTTCCTCTGTAAGGTTCCTATAATAATCATCAGTAAACGGTGAATCAGAGTTCTTAGTTCTAGAAGTACCATGCTCAGGTCTACCAGTAGAAGCACAAGTAAAGGTCACCAAACCACCTTTCTTGGTCAACCTATACATGTTCTCAAAGGTCTCAGCCCACTGAGGATTATGTTCAAAACATTCAGCACTAATAGCCACATCAAAAGACTCATCTGGGGCATCATACTCCTCACCCCTACAAACCACATCCACATCTTTACCTTCACCAAGGTCTATACCAACATAGTTGTTGGGGTTATCAAACAATCTTCTGACACTACCATTGATATTTAATGAACCCATTTCTACCACAGACGTGTTAACAAAATGATTAGGGAATAATGTTTTTACTTCTTTAAAAAATACAAACTGTGAGTGATGAGCCATTATTAATGTGCCAAACCTTTATTAAGACCAAGTTTAATCAACAGACTATTTTGTGGAGTGTCTGCTATTACACCTTTATTATTTGTTCTAACAAACCTTTTGGTCCACTTTTCTATAAAATATTTTTTATCTAATACTGTTAACTGTTGCAAATATTTGCTCTGTGCTGTACCTACTACACCATGCAGATGCACTACTTCTGCTGGAACATACACAGCCTTTCCCAAACCTAAAACTTGAAGCAATAGATCATCGTCTCCAAAGTACCACCTATAAGTTTCATCTGTCCTTAATCCAGAAGATAAATCAAGCACCCAACAGTATCCTGCTGACTTGGTAGCCCCATTGCCACTATGTGGATATGGATAACCCAATACTGCACCTTCTTCTTTCATGCCTTGCACTATCTTGTTAATAGGATTATCCTTTAATATAAGGTCATCGTTTAATACCGCGATATATTCCCCACCATTTGCTCTGGCTATATCTATGCCTGTGTTCCACCATCTATGGATATTAGGGGGATCTAAATCCCAAACATTACGAACACCTTCTATTGGCTCTGATTCAACTGTGTGGACAATAACAATCTGATCTAATGGCAACTGGCTGTCTTTAATAATATCTTCTAAATATTGACGTCTTGTCCCACTAGGAATTGTTAGCCAAACCTTTAAATCAGTCATTTGTCAATTATACCAGCAGAGAGAATAATCTTACCGTTATTGCTGCGAAAGCAGCATAGGTAGGTATAATACTTCTACTTTTCGCCGAACTCTACGCCTTGATATAATTTATTTTTTAAATAAGACATTTCTTTTTTTAACGGTTTAAGCATATGTAGAACTAAAACAAAATCTAATGCTAGTCCTACAATTAATCCAACAAAAAACCAAAGTACTTCCATATTTGCCCCTAAGCCTATATTATATACAATACATTATACCGCATGAGATAATATATTGTTTTTTTTCGCCAAACTTTGACAAACCGTCGCACATATGATATGCTAGATACATGACAGATAAAACACATAGGTTGTCCTATTCAAAAGCGGATTGGGACCTAATTAATGCACGACAGGAAATGAAGTGGGCCGCAATGGCTAGTGACGTTACTGTAATTAAACCAGACGGAACCAAAAAAATTATTAAAAATAACGTCAAACCAATAAATGCCAAAAAAATAAAAAAAGAATCTAAACATAAACGACAACAAATGTTTGAAGGTGATATTTAATGAAAAGGCTTATATCTTTAATAGTAGGCTTTGTATTATATATGTGGCATTATGATCCGTCTTTTGCTGGATGCCCCGCTGGAAAGCACGTATACTGGCATAAACTATGTAAGAAATGTGGGAGATACAGATGAAAGAACCTTACGAATGGATTCTATTTTACTATATGATGGGTATATCCACAGGTATTTTGTTTTCCTTTATATTATTTAGAGCAAATAAAAGATAATGCCAGAGTTCTCAGACTTTGAAGCAGAGTTTTATGCTAAAGAAGGAAAGTATGAGATAATAGATGTAGAGAGATTTTATGGAGAAATCGATGAATGAGACATACGAACTTATAGAAACAATGCGTTTGGCTGAAAAAGATTTAAAAAACGAACAACTAAGCCCTGCCATGAAGAGTTATATGCAGTCAACAGATGCCCTTATTTGTTCTATGCAAGCATATATAGATTATTTAATACAGGATGATGAATGATGTCTGACTTTGTAGCATGTGTTAAACACGACATGTACGACATGTTAACTTATACCAAGTGCATCATTTGCGGATTTACTTTAAGACATGAAGAGCAAGGTAGAAAGCAAGGTAGATTAGTATTGCTTGGTACTGAAATTGGTAATCCTTTTGACATTACCCCCAGAGTTTTAGATGCTATTTTAACTGCAAACTATATTGTTTGTGAACATGCAGATAGTTTTGAAAAATTGTGTACTACTTTAGGAATAACACCTAAAGGTGTTGTCTGCCCCTATAAAGACTTTTCTGATAAAGAAGATGAAGGCATTGAAAATTTACAATGGCTTTATGATGAGATTGAACTTGGTTTAAATGCAGTAATGATTGCTGATCAAGGTATGCCACTTATTATGGATCCTTGTGATTTTATAGTTAAAGGTGCAATTGAACGTAACATACCAGTTTCTATCTTTCCTGGACCTGATGCCCCAGTGACAGCATTAAACGTTTCTGGACTAAATGCTTGGGACTTTACATTTATAGGATCAATGCCACATGATACTTCAAAGCGTCAATTAATATTTAATCAAATGCTAAATGATAACAAGACACACATATATTTTGATCTAGATAATCATCTTATTGAAAATCTAACAAATCTGTCTGACGTTATTGGTGAAGAAAGAAAGATAGCAGTATGTTTTAATATGACAAAAAATGATCAAAACATAGTTAGAGGAACAATAAAAGAAGTAATATCTTGGTTATTACAAAATGGCTACAACAGACCTAGACAAACTCCTGAATGGATGTTGCAAATGACGATTGTTGTTGAGGGAAATAATCCACAAAGGGCACATATATAATGGATGCTAGAGGTATACCAACTCCACAATGTCCAAGTTGTGCATCAACATTGCTTAAACTAACTGTTAAGTTTGATCCTGAAACATATGAAATTGATTTATATTTCTTAGGCGATGCTGAGTGTGCTGTATGCGGAACACTATTAACAGCACCAACTCCACTAGATTTACCAGGAGCAGAAGATGATTACATGTGAGAAATGTAAAGAAGAATTAACTGACAACACTTATGATATATTTTGGGAAAAACATCAAACTATTCCAGATGCATATAACTATGGTGATTTTAAAATTTGGTGTGTAAATAAATGAGTTTAGAAAAAGATATCAAAAACATATTATTAGAAGTAGGACAAACCGTAAAGATACATAAAATTGATGCAAACAATAGTGCTATAGAACTAGATTATGACAAGCATACAATAAAACTATTAGAACTATTTAAAAAATATTTGGAAGAAGCAAAAAATGATAGCGTGGCATAGACCAGACATGACTCCTGAAGAAATACAAGACTATCTACGTCAAAACAGGGTGACCAAAGACATGGCAGATGAAGACTTTGCATCATATATTAAAAGATATGTAAAAGAAAATGATGATATCTTAAATAAACTAGGATCTGATTATGACAAGAACAACATACCATATTGGGATTCTTATAAAAACGAACAGATAGAGGGTAGGGATAATGTCTAGTTTTATTGATATTTTAGGCGATGATATAGAGAACATAAAATATGTATATGATTTTTTAGATAAAGAAGATCTTGAATATTTAATAGAAGTTGCTAAAAAAGCAGAATCAAGATTTAGTGGAAGTCAATTACATGTTGCCGCTAATAATCATTTAGATGATGCTTCGTTAAGTGATTTTAGAAAGTTTGGTGAAAAGTTAAATAATAAAATATTTGATGTTGCCAAAGAAGTATATAAACAAGACTTTTTAAAAGAAACGTTTAACTTTGGATTAAATATTCATAAAGTAAACTCTTTTACAGATGCACATGTGGACATCATAGAAGATTCTCCTGGATTTCAGGAGCCTGGATTTAAAGAACCAGTCTATTTAAACTGGAGAGATGCTTGGGATGGATATTTGGCATGCAACCTATACTTAAATGATGATTATAGTGGAGGGCAAATATATTTTCCTGAAAGAGAATACCTAACAATCAAACCTAAAGCAAACTCACTAATTATGTGGCCTGGCAACAAATATTTTATTCATGGTATTAAGAAAACAAAAATAACCAGCAGATATGTGTATGGTATTTTTATGAAATTTGCAGAGTATGATAAATATAATCCTAAGCAAAAAGATTTATAATAAATTTTTAATAACTCTATTAATAATAATCTTAACCCCTCTTGATGTTATTTTATCAGCATCAAAAGTTTCAGTATAGCCACCTTGAGGCATATCCTCTTTACTTACAAAACCTTCACTTTTTGTTTTACTCTTCATCTTAGATAAGACTATTCTTTCTACCTTACGTGCTATCGTTATGCTATCAAAATACCAATACTCGACTATTTTCCAACCATTTGATCTATGGGTAGGGTATCTAGTATTACCTATGTCGTTTATTCCTACCTTAAATGCCCCGAATTTTTCGTGGTAAATCAAATATAAAAGGGCTGGACCTCTATGCATATATAGATTATATCGCACTATGGTATACTTAAATCCTAAGAGAAAGGTACTCTATGTCATTTGAACAAGGAGTAGCACATATCAGCGAATGGTATGAAAACAATGATGGTCAAACAAGAAGAGACTTTGTAATCAGAGATTTTGGAAACTATGTTTGGCACGTAAAACAATCAGCAGACAAAGGCTCAACAGTAGTTACTGAAAATGTAGCATACCAAAGTGATCCGAACTCAGGAGAAACAAACAAACTAGATATCTCCTATTTCTGCAACAGATGTATTAATCCAGAACTATACCAAGAATTACAGTTTACGCATGAATGCCAATGCTGTAATTTTAAATGGTAAAACTAGGATATAATTGTATTGGATAGTACGCTATCCAGGAAGAGACAATAAATGGGAATGTATATTCAAGAAAAAGATGACAAGGTAAAGCAATCATTTAAGCCTAAAAAATGGCAGCCTATGGTTCTTAATGGAAAAGATGCAATTGTTCCAACGCAAGAAGGTAAATGCTTTTGGGAAGCACAACTACACTTGACTCTACCTAAAACAGGTAGACCAACATATGTAAAAATGAATTACTCAAGAGACTATAAAGGTAAAAACGATACCACTGGAACAAATACATACGCTATTCCTGCCGACATTGAATCTGTACAGTTTACACTTTCATGGTACTTTAATGCTAATCCAAGCACACCAATTTCGTGTATGGTTTATCACAATGGATCAACAGACATTGTTTCTGAAATAAGACAATTCAAAGGAATGATATTATAATGGGATTACCAATCAAAGATGGAAAGATTACTACCGCTTACAAAAAGTTAGGCAAGATGTGGTCAAAAGGGTATCATACTGGGGTCGACTTTGCAGTTAAGACAGGTACACCAGTAATTGCAGTTGCAGATGGAAAAATTGAACCAGCAAACTGGGGAAAATCATATGGAACTCAAGCAGTACAAAAAGTTGAAGGCGGATGGGTAATCTATGCACATCTTTCTAAACTAGATGTAAAAGCAGGAGATAAAGTAACTAAAGGACAACAAATAGGATTAAGTGGAAACACAGGAAACTCTTCTGGTCCACACTTACATTTTGAAATGAGAGACAATATTCGTTGGTCTGCTGGTAAAGATTTAGATCCACAAGTAATATTAGATAAATAGAAAAGGAATGATAAAATGTCTGGCAAATTAATTGTAGGCTCAATGCCTATAGGTCACAACCAAGATTTAAGTCAAAGAATGATTGATGCTCTTCGTGATAGTCAAATTATATACACTGATTACATGCCAGACAATTTATATGCTATATTAGATTTTTACAAAATTCAGGCAGGCGAATGTGATATAAGAATATTAAAAAGCACTAACACAATGTTTGCAGACGAATATCAAATAAAAGAATGCATTGATTTTATAAAAGAAGGAAGAACAGTTCTATTAGTTGCTGGAGAAGGTCAAATAGGAATGGCAGATCCTGGACCTCAATTTATCCAAGCATGCATAGAAAATAATTTACTTTACACAGTATATCCTGGACCAAGTGCTTTTGCCACAGCGTTTGTTGCAAGTGGAATAACTAATGGAGATTGTTTTATATCTTGTAATATGGAATATCCAGAAAAAACTATTGAATACTTTAAAGATCAAGATACTCCTTTAGTAATACCAATATGGCATTATAAACTAGACGGTGTCTTAAAGTTATTAGATGAAAAGTTTAAATTTACTAATGGTAAAACTAAAAAAGTTACACTCTGTATTGACATGACCACAAATGAAGAAATGTTT